TTGATTCCAGTAAAAGTCACTGTGTGCTCGCATCTTTTGTTTCTTGTAGCCGGTTTCCAACAAGTGTGCCATTTCGGGCTGGACAGCATTGTTGTGTCCAACTAATACATCTTCTCTTGATACCGAGTAGTGCAAGGCCGGCCTAACACCACGCCAACTATCAATTATGCGTAAAACTCTATCGTCGGTGGGCAGAATATATTCTCCTGTACGGATCCAGTGATGGTGTATGTCGAGCACCAGAGCGCAGTCTTGGGCAAGTTCGAGGCTGGCGTCAACACCCCACGACATTTCGTCGTTTTCGATGGTAATACAATTTCGCGCTTCGGGAGAAAGCCGTTGGAGGGCAGAGCGAATACCGGCGGGACCGCGCTTACCTGAGATGTGGACATTGATCTTGAAATCCTGAAAGGATTTTCCGTAACCCATCCACCTGGCCATATCTGCATGATATTCAAACTCCTCTATACTTCTATTTACTATTTCGTCAGCTTCACTGGCCAAGACACAGAACTGTCCAGGATGGAAACTGAGTCTAACATCAAGCCGTCTAGCAGTTTCACCTATAGGTGCAAAGATGCGCTCAAGATGGTCTTGAATCTCTCTACGTTGCCACCAGGCTTGCCAATCTTTTTCAGTGTAGCCTTGTAGCATTTCTGAGCCAAGGCGCACCATTCTGCGTTCGGGCGGAAGTGTGGCCACACGTTCAATCAACTTGACAGCGGCAGTGGTATTGTGATTCATGATGTCCCACTGGCGCTGTTCAGCTTCGGCTGGATGCTCACGTAGCCAACGCATTGTGGTACTACGACCATTCAGTTCACGATCCACAGCGTTGACTTTCATACCGCCACATTCCGACGGGTCGTTTAACCACTTGCAACAAAAACCAATACGTTTAATGGACACTATATTCCTCAAATTCAAAGTATACACTACCACGTGCTTCGGCGTCTACGATAGCTTGCTCAAATTCTTCGCTGTGAGTTTCAGTTACGCCAATCATTTGTACTCGTTGATCCAGCTCAAGTTGATAAGCATCCAACAACTCTTGTGCATAGTCTAAATCGTCTTGCGTTACTTCCTCGCTCCATTCTTTCAAAGCTTCGGGTGTGGCAGTAAGCAAAAATTCTAGGTTAGCACGATCGTGATCGTCCATCATTTTAAACTCCTGATATGGTTGATAACTGCGGTTGCTTCAGGAAAACCTTCACGCTCTTTTCTAACAATCAATTCTTCAATCATATCCGATTGGGTATCGTGCAAGCCCGACACAAAAGTCATTATTTGACTAGGGTGTAATGTATAACGCAACACGCTGAATTTTTTATTTTCCATCATCTTTCTTTTCTCTGTAGTCAAACCAGTTTTGGTGTTGTGCTCTGTATTCTTCTTCAGACACAGCTTTACCATTTTCCATATACCAGGTCTTGCCATCCTCGTCTTTAACAGCATACACGTAATCATCTTCTCTGTCACCCGGGCAGAAATTTTCTTCGCAATGCAAATAACCACTTATTACATTTAGACCAAAATAAACCGCGGCAAAAATGAGCAGTACATTGACACGATACATATTAGCCTTGGACAAACACTTCTACAGTTTGCACGTGGCCAACAAATTCTGCAAACGTCATGGTATTGTACGGACTATGGTTGTAAAACGCATTGGGCATTTTGACTCTGATGCCGTACTTGTAGCATTCGTGATAAGTCTTGATATTATCTTCTTCGACATCGTCCCACGGACGATATTCGTAACCTAGGTAACTGTATAAGGTTTGCATATTAATCCTTAAAGTAAACATTAAAAGCACGGGCATCTTGTTTTAGCGTCTGCCGATTTTGTCCACGACGTGGGCCACGATAGCGTACAGAAAATTTATAACCTAACTGACGTAAACCACCGCGTACAGTTTCTAATTGACTGATTGGAATCATACGCATTTCAGGATTGGCCTGTACTGTCATATAAACATCACTAAAGCCAGCAATAAAAGATTCTGTACGAAGTTCTCGAGGCACGTATGGCATCTTAGTTGGCCTCGTATGCCACTTTGAGCTTTTTCATAAACTCGGCACGGATCTTGGCAGCCTGTTTTGGAGTGTATGGGGCATCATCTGCACCAACTGAAACAGAACCGATAACAAGACGTGGCTTGGTAACTTTAACGGTACGTGGCTTAGACGCCTTGGGTTTAGCAAACGGGTTTTCGTCTTTAATCAAACCGGTAAGCAGGCCTGTGGCCTCGGGCGTATTGAACTTGGGATAAGAAATTGCTAAGTTAGTGAGTACATACTTAGCAGCATCATTCTTGGTCATTGGGTTAGGCAATATTGCCATTGAGATGTCGGTATCACCAAGTTTAGCCAACTGTTGGGCACGGCCGATTTCGTTGGCAGTACGGAATTTTAACGCACCTGCTACACGGCTAAAACCTGCAAATTGAACTGTACTCATTGCTACTCCTTATTAGTTACTATACAAGTATTATAGCATTTTGGCATTTTTTGGACAACCAAAATATAAGTGCTGTAAGTCATTGATTTTAAAGAAGTTTTATAGCCAATCCTACGGTGTATATGGCTAAAAGCCCGGCATTTACCGTAATCATGGCCCGATCACGGATCAAAACTGCCCAGATCAGGAAGGTTGCGGAGCCCAAATTAAGGGTTATGGCACTCAGTGGGTAAATGTTAAGGCTGGCAAATACCGCACCAGTTAAGGTAACGGCTGTGGCTATCCATTTAATGCGAGTTGCTATAACTGTATTCATACTGTATTATAGCATTTTGGCAATTAAAGGTCTAGTGCAGAGTTGGGTCGTCCAATTGCTCAGCATCGTTGATGCCAAACATTTTAAAGATTTTTCTAATATTTTTAGGTTGTTTGAAAGGCATATTGTCAGGTAAAAACACTGACTTTAATTCGCCGTCTGGTCCAAGTATAAAACCGTAATCCTCATCACTGATTTCTGTATCATACACATCGCCCATATCTTGTTCTTGATCTAAGGTCACTTTGCTCATTGCCAGGCTCCAGTCGTTTAATATACTTAGCTACTTGTTTTTCTAATTGTAACATTACTTTACGATCGCGACTGAAATATCGACGATACATACGATGCACTTTTGTCAATACCATGTGTCGATCGTAAACCACCATCTCACTTGCTATGTTGAATGCATAGGCAAGTATTTCGTCTTCGCACCCTAAATAATCTTTCATTGTGTCACTGTATCGCAGCAGTTTGGCTGTGCGATATCCACGACCAAATTCAAATCCGCGGCGGCGGCAATAATACTGATGCAGGTATTCGTGTGTGACAGTATCTGCGATATGAAAACTCATTTCGTCCCAGTCGTAGTCTTTGATTGATACTCGACGACATCTTGGATTAAACATCAGTCTGATAGTGATACAGGGTTTGCCATCCTCATCATCGCCAGGATTGTATGTACCTTGTATATGAAAATTTTTCTTGACCACTATAGGATCTTGGCCCAAGGTAAATCGTAACCGTGGGTCACGAAACTGCATACGTAGCAAATGAGTAAATTGTTTGGGCGTAAAAGTCTTGCCTGGGTATCGATCAGCAAGACTTTTTATTCGCTCTAAGGTTGGAAAAAACATTGTTAACTTCGATTGTGCTCACCGTAAAACATATGACCACCCACACGGGCCACAAACTTCTTGCGTGGAGCCCATACAGGGCGAACCCCAGTGGAGTGGAAATATAGTGCGCCGTCAAATTTGGCACGATACTCGGCATAGTTTTCTTTTAGTACTTCACGAGCTATGCGCTGGCTTTCAGTCCATCGTTCATCTTGTCCACCAGGCTTACGCATAATAGCGCATACCCAACTGAATTGGCATATTGGAACGTGTTGTACCTGTATTACATTTTTTGTTACCGGCTCAGGGCGGCCAAACCATCCAACCTGTACCATTTCTGTTTTCTTTACAGTGGACTGACGTACTGTTACTGTGCGCTGGTTTACTACTCCGCATATGGAGTTACCAAATCGTCCGTCTTTGACTCTGTTGATTGTGACAACTGCTACCGCGACTTTGCCTTCTTCGCTTTCGCCGCCAGCTTCGTAAAATATGTTACGGGCCAGGCATTCTTCGTCTTTGCTGGAGACTGAAAAGTCTATCCAGGGTGTTGAGATAAATTGAACTAAATTTTCAAATTTATCCCGGGTACCAGTGACCATTCGGTCAACTGTTGTTTGTACCTGTACTGCTTCAACTTTTGTATAAAAGTTCTGTTGCGTTTCTTCTGCATGACCGGGTGCCATTACGGTCAGGGCGATTATTGATACGATAATTTGCATTATCTTTTTCATACTTCGTCCTCCTCTAGTTGTACATCCTTTTTAAGAATGTAAAATATTTACGGCCATATCTCATGAGTTATAATACTACATAAGTCTGTGCAAGTCAAGGTAAGTAGCGTTTCTTGGTAAAATTTGCCGTTATAACCCTACTTATTCTGAGATAAGTACGTAGTTAATGGGATATTTTGCTTGGCCGCATTGGTGATCGCCGAGTTTGGATCAGTATTGTTGTTTGTGGTAATTCCCTTGGATGCCAGTAGTTGTATATTAACTGTTTCGGCAATGGCTGCACGTAAAGTGTCGCCGGCGGCATCATTGGTAATCAAATTGCCAAAAAATTGATAAGTCTGTAGTTTGTCTTTGTCGTTGGCTGTGGTTGAAAAATTTTGTGCAAAACTGTTCAATGCTGTGACTGTACCACTATAATCTACGCCAGCCGCCTTGAGTGCAGCAACTTCGTTTGATACATTGGCCCATAGGGTGGTATAAGCAGTTTGGCAAAGAGTTAGATTGGCACTGGCCGGAATAGAGTTCAATGCCGACGTTACCCCTGCTACGTTGGCCACCACTGTGTTGGCATCTCCGGCATCAACGTTGGCCATAAAAGCGGCCACACAATTGGCTAGACTGTTCATGGCTGCGGTCACCGTGGCTGTCACAACAGAATTGTAGTAGGTGTTCAGCGTTGTTAGATTGGTAACATAACTTCCACCACTGACTGTGCCCATCATATCACTTATGATAAGATTTTGGAATTTACCAGATCCTTTGAGTCCACTGGTCAAAGCAGAACTGTTGGTTAACAAAGGAGTGTTGGCATCAGTAACTGTGTTGTTCAATGCCGGTACTTCAATGCTGGCCATAAAAGCAGCTAGATCTGCCCAAGATTTAAAATTGCCTTGACCTATTTTGCTGTTTACAAATTGGCCAAATTTGGCAAATGTATTGGTACCCAGGCTTTCTAATGTTGGTACAATATTGGCTGGTACAACTCGATACAGATCTAAAAAATCATTCAAACTGGTTATATTATTTGTATTACCAGTAAAATTTGTAGCTGATACAATAGCAGACAAATCACTGCCCTTAACATTGGCATAGATATTTTGTACCACTGTAGGGCTACTACCAGTGACCACTGTGGTTGTGGTCACTGTGGTCAAACTTGGTAATTCAACGGCTCCAATAAAACTGCGTGAACTGGTAGTGCCAGCCTGTTGAGTTGTTGTTGAACTGGAAGTTGGTATAGTTGTTAGATCTGACACATCTAATCCAACACCAGTCAATTGGTCAGACAAGTTACCGTATGAGCCAAGTTTTTGTGCCAGTAGATTTTTTCCAAACACATAAGTATCGCCGGCAGTGGCAATGCTTTTGATATCGTACATGGTGCCCCACCCGCTGACTGCGGCTGCAATTACCGGACCAGTGTTGCCAATTCCATTGGTGGCCACATCGGCTGGGCCATTAAAACCAATACCGGCATCTTTGTAGGTTCTGTTGGTAAGCATAAAGACACTGGCCACTGTTTCAAAATGTGTCATGGTATACGAAGATACTGTACTGTAAACATTGGCAAATGTTGCTAGGCCGCCAGTGAAAGGCCCTGTGGCCTGATTGCTTATTGTTGAGCTAAATTTTGGTTTGTAAATTCCAGCAACGTTTCCGTAGACCAACGGCTTGCTGGTAACATACACCAATGTATCAGTGGGGCAGAGATCTAACACCCAACGATTGGGGCTAGATCCGCCAATGGTACTTAATACTGGCATTAAATTGGCAGCCGCATTGGCATTGGTCTGTACATAAGCAAAAATATTTGCCAACTGTAGCATTGGGGTATGTGCCTGGAATGTGGCCAATTGAGACGTTACCTGGGCATTGGGTGCCAGGCCTTGGCCTGAAAGGATAGTACTAGCGGCGTTGAGAGCAAGTGCGGTTGGCATGATTATCCGATATTAACATCAGGACTACCCGAAGCAACCGTATGTCCGCATTGGAATGGATCTCCAACACGTGCGGCTGCTTTGCCGCCAAAGAAAACTGTGCTACTGCCACTGGTGATTGGATTAGGTACGTGTGGACGATGTGGACGACCATACGGTGCGTGATCTCTATCCATACTGCCTACCACAGCCGCAGGTTTACCGTTGATCAATACTGAATCAACACAGGCACTTGTAATTGCACCATCGCTGGTGTCTGGGTCACCTTGTCTTGCGGCTGCTGGCATTAAGTTATGATTCCACCTTTACTAACTGGCTGAATGCCTGTGGTAGTTTGAATATAGTGCTGTTCAAGTTTGTCTACTACTGGGCTGTGCATAATGATATGCATCTTATTCAGGGTTATGTTAGTATTTATATCGGCAGAAAATAGGCTCTGCATAAGACCAAGTCCTTGTGGGCTTGGAACTACGGTACAAGGCCTACTTAAGGTATAACTTTCACCTGTTTCTTCAACAATTTTTGCCACTATTTCGTCTCCATTGACGATCTTGAAACATACGATACTGCCTGTATCGTAATTCTTTGAAATTAACATTTACTATCCTTTTAGTTGATTGAAAAACTCGTCTGACTGCTTTTTTAATCCGTTAAATCCACCTTCAACCAGTAGCGAACCATCTTGGTAGATTTGCGGTACTGTACGATGACCTTCAGCCAACATAAATTCACGTGCTGTTGTGTCTTCGTCAATTTTTACTTCCTCGTATACGATGCCTTTTAATTTTAATAGAGCTTTGGCCTGATCGCAAAATGGGCAATGTTTTTTTGAATATACTGTGATCATAAACTAAATCCTTTGAATGTGTTGTTATCAACATCTTGTTTTGTACCACCAATGACGTAAGTGGTGATTTCCGTTTCTTGTGGTGCTACCTGTACTTCCGCACCAGCAATCCATTTGGCTGTCCAAGGTAGCGGATTACTTCCACCTGGTTTCATACCACAGTCCAAACCCACTGCGGTCATACGTTTGCAGGTTAGCCAATCGATGTACTGGCTTAACAGCACTTCGTTAAGACCAATCATTGATCCATCCTTGAACAAATACTTGGCCCAGGCTTTTTCTTGTGCAGCGGCTGCCAGAAACATCTGTTCACACTCGGCCTTGGTTTCAATCTTCAATAACGCATAGTCCGGGTCATCTGTAGGCAAAATTTTGAGTAGGGTTTGCGTGGAACCTAAATGTACGTTTTCATCCCGGGCTATAAGTTTAATTATCTTGGCATTGCCTTCCATCTTTTTTAATTCTGCAAATGCCCAACTACAAGCAAAGCTAACGTAAAAACGAATACCTTCTAATGCGTTTACTGAATTTAGTGCCAACCATAGTCGCTTCTTGAGTTGATACAGATCTACTTCAATGGTCTTATTGTTAACTGTATGTGTACCCACACCCAGCATACGATACCACGTGCTGTATTCAATTAGGTCGTCATAGTATCGGCTAATGTCTTGAGCACAGGCAACAATTTCATCCAGGTCCATCAGCTCATCAAACACTTCGCTAGGATCGCTGTATACGTTACGAATAATGTGTGTGTAACTGCGACTATGAATAGTTTCGTTGAATGCCCAGGTTTCAATCCAGGTTTCTAATTCTGGCACAGTAGCAAGAGGCAAAAAAGCCAGGTTAGGACTACGGCCTTGCACTGAGTCCAACAGGATCTGACGCTTTAGGTTACTGGTAAAGATATGCTTTTCAAAGTCGGTTAGTTCTTTAAAGTCTTTGGCATCACGCATGACATCAACTTCTTCTGGGCGCCAAAAGAAACCCAACTGTTTGTCTGTTAATTTGTCAAATTGACGATACTTTAATACGTCATAACGCTGTACTGCCGGAGTACCATTAGTGTCAAGGAAAGCCAATGATTTAGTGTGATCTGTTTTCTTTATATTAAATACGCTCATTGTTGTTTTTCCTTTATATAATTGTATAATTCATCAGCAATCAATTGATGTGCTTTTACTGTTGGGTGTGCTGTGGCACAATCCAACCATCCTGATTGCTGTAGCTCTCTAATGTTACTGCTGTTCATTTGTTTGGCTGCTGGTCTTAATAAATTTAAGAACGGCATCTTCGACTGTTTAATATATATGTTATTTTTCTTGCATAATAAACTAGCCAAATCATTTTCAACAACAGCAGGTAAATAAAAACTTTTTTCTTCAATATTTTTTATTTTTAAATCGTCGGCTGAATAGCCTTGGAAACTGTTAAAAAATAAATGCTCGACATTTAACGATTTCAAGTAACCATTGAGTAACAATACTTTATTACCCAATTTTTCTAATTCATATTCTCGGTTCCAGAAATGACTATAGTAATATTTAATTTCCTCTAGCACTTCGGGTTTGTGTGTGTCTCGACCAAATGCACTATCTTCAATGTAGCCTAAAGAACTGCTCCATACTTCCCAACGATAGATACTGGTCAATCCCCATAACACAAATACACGTGAGTAATTATCACGTTCGCGGTCAAGGAACGCCATTAAGTTTCTTAACTGATCGTCGTTGCTGGCGCCGTTGCGGGCAACAAAATGTATTTGGTCTAGACCAAGCTGTTGTTGTAGCAGGCCAGCAAAACTGCGTTGTCGACGAAACTCAGGATCAACCACATGATTGTAATCAAACTCTGTCACAGCAGGATCACAATCCATATAGGCACCGGCTACCCAACTGCATCCTGCAGCAACTAATAAACTAGGTTTCATATCACGCAGCTATCACAATCAGCATCATCTTTTGGTGTTTGTTCTACCTGTTGTTGACTTAATTTATCAATGTCAATTTCGCCTTGACCATCATTGGTATTAAAATAATACAACTGTTTGCCACCATACTTGTAAAACTGTATAAGATCCTTGAGCATTTCGCTCATTGGAATCTTTTCATCTTCGTAAAATCTTGGATTGTATGAGGTGTTTACACTGATGCCTTGATCTATGTATTTTTGTAATACAGCACACAATTTCAAATAACCTTCTGGGCTACGTTGATCCCACAACAATTCATACTTATTTTTTAAGCGACGATACTCAGGTACTACCTGTTTAAGTACGCCGTGCTTGCTCTGCTTGACACTGACATAACTACGTGGGGGCTCGATACCGTTGGTTGCGTTACTAATCTGAGCACTAGTCTCAGCTGGCATCAAGGCCATTAGGGTAGCATTACGCTGACCAGTAGCTTTGGTTTGAGCACGTAGTTCTGCCCACGGCATACGCTCTTGATGTGCAACCAATTCATCAATTTCGCGTTTGCGTGTATCTATAGGAAGAATGCCTGCTGAAGATTTTAAATCTTTCCATCGTGTACAGGCACCTTGTTCCACTGCAAGATCTGCTGAAGCTTTGAGCAAATAATAACTCCAGGCTTCGGCATATTCGTCCACCAAGGCCAATGCTCGTGGATCGCTGTAACTGACATCGTTCTTTGCTAAAAAATAAGCAAAGTTAATAATACCTACTCCCAAGGGACGGAACTCTTCAGTGGCAAGTTCCGCCGCCCGCACAGGATAATTCTGATAACTTAATAATGCATCTAAACCACGTACTGCCAGTTCGCACGGTTTCTGGAAGTCATGTGGGCTTTTTACATTGCCCCAATTGATTGCACTTAAAGTACACAATGCAATCCTACCATCCTCGTCGTTGACATCCTTTAGTGGAACTGTTGGTAAATCAATTTCACAACAAAGGTTTGACATCTTTACGGGTGCTACATTTTCATCAAAAGGACTGTGTGTGTTTGCGTGGTCTACATTCTGCAAATAGATACGTCCGGTATCTTTGCGTTCCTGCATAAAACGTGTAAACAGCTCACTGGCCTTAAAGGTTTTCTTACGCAACTTGGTGTTACGCTCTGCTCGCTCATACAGCTCTTTGAAGCGTTCTTGATTGTTGAAAAACGCATCATACATTTCAGGTACATCGTGGGGACTAAAGCAAGTGATATCCCCACCTGAAATTAATCGTTCGTACATCAATTTATTAAACTGTACACCGTAGTCCATATGACGTACACGGTTATCTTCTGTACCTTTGTTGTTCTTTAAAACAATAAGGTCTTCAATTTCCAAATGCCAGATAGGATAGTATAGTGTTGCGGCACCATTGCGTACACCGCCTTGGCTACAGCTACGTGTGGCACTTTGGAACAACTTATAGAAAGGTACTACACCGGTGTGGTATGCGTCACCTGATCGGATAGGGCTACCCAGCGCACGGATGCGGCCGGCGCCGATACCAATGCCGGCTTTTTGGCTTACATATTTAACGATGCTACTGCTAGTAGCATTAATACTATCAAGACTGTCATCTGCTTCAATGAGTACACAGCTTGAAAATTGTTTTTGTGGAGTACGTACCCCAGCCATGACAGGAGTAGGAAGGCTAATGTCGCCTGAACTAATTGCATCATAATAATCCTTTACCCAACGTAGACGTGTGTCTGTGGGATACGATTGAAATAACGTGGCCGCAATCAGCATATAAGCCATTTGTGGAGTTTCAAATATTTCACCAGTGACTCTGTTTTGTACCAGGTACTTGCCGCGCCATTGTTCCATGGCCACATAGGTGAAATTTTCATCACGTTTATGATCTATATAGCCGTTGAGAGTATTCCATTCTTCTTCGGAGTACGCTTGTAATAGACCGCGATCATAAAATCCTGACTCCACGTTGCGTTGAACCAATTGCAACAGAGGCCATGGTTGATAGTTGTTATAAATTTGTTTGCGTAAGTGGTAGTTGATCAAACGACCGGCTACATATTGATAATTTGGTGTTTCTTCTGAAATTAAATCAGCTGCACTTTTGATAAGCGTCTCTTGAATATCTGCTGTTTTAATTCCATTATAAAACTGTATGTGACTTTTTATTTCTACTTCACTTGCACTTACGTTGGTTATGCCTTGTGTGGCCCAAAATACTACCTTGTGTAACTTTTCCAAATCGAGATTTTCTCGATGGCCTTCTCTTTTAGTTACTTGAATTGATGTCATTGATGCCTCTTAATAAGATTCTAGTTTTAATTCTGTTGCTGTAATTCTTCGTTTTAGTGTTAACGTTTCGTTGACTTGTTTGATATTTACGACAGTTCCGTCAATCATATTCAATATATATTTTCCTTGATCAAAACAAGCTAAGTTAAATTCATGATGCGTTGTTGGATCTTCGTATACCCCAATTTCTATGTCTAGATTCGTTCTATGCGTAGTTAACAACACAGTATACACTATACCCAGGCATTTTGCAAGATCGCAATAGATGTTTTCATCAATCAAAGTCCAAGGGTCTGGCCAAGTAGCTACGGAGTCTGGATCCAAATGATAAGGTGTAAATGGAGCACCAGTCCAAAACTCTGCAGTTTGGTTCAGGGCTTGGTCCAATGGCAAGGAATCTAAGGTGGATCGAAAATCACGCCAGGATCTTAACCGATCCTCGGCTTTTAAATGAAACATTGTTTACGAAAAGTTTTTAATATTGTATTGCAAGGTAGCAGTATTACTGACAAAACAGTTGACGTTACCAGTTCCAGTAATGGTCAGATTGGCTGATAAAAAGTCTGTTGCTGTTTCTGTATACTCATCTTCAAAGTAAGTCAATCCGGTGCTGTTGATAGCATAACTGATCTTGCCAAATCTATAATTGATACTGTCAGTGATCTGATAGTCCATGGTACCGGCTGATCCTACTTTTATCACTTGTGGAACAGTGGTAATAGTATTGCTCGACAGTCGTGTAAACCAACCTGGTCCAAGATTTGCACTACCAGCACGTAGTCCCGGATTAATTTTGCTGGCATGATCACCTATACTGTAATTATCGCCATACAGGCCACTGAAAGGTATTACTGCGCCAAATTCATTGCCTACACTGACCAATCCCACTATGTTTAAATCGGTATCAATGGCACAGGTTGTTTGTCCAACAAATATACTATTTGTGACTTTAATATTGGTAGCCGGGTGATTAGGAAGTGCAACTGCACCAATGGCTTTGGCACCGCCGTTGAAAGTACACTTGTTAAAAGTAATTGCATCACAAGGATTCAATGTTGATGTCATTGCAACCAATTTAGTGATGTTGGAGTCTCCAACAACAGTAACTTCTTCAAAGGACACATTTACAACGCTGTCTAATAATACTACGGGCGTTGCTGTATTGGCAGATTTTGAAATTTGTAAACGGCTGATGGAAATAGCTTGTGGTAACACAGCATCATTGAGACCAAGAGCTGGTCCAATGTTGTACTTGCTGTCGCAGGTTTCAAATATTGTAGAACTGGTGCTGGTTAATATAGTGTTGTTTGCTCCGTCACCTGTGATGATACAGTTTGGCGGAACCAAGATAGGCGAAGAAATAAAATAAGTACCAGCTGGGATTTTTATAATTCTACGTAGGCTTGGAACAACTCCAGTCAAACCCGATACGTAGATTTGATTAATAGCACGTTGTATAGAAACGGTGTCATCTGTGACACCGTTACCGGTTGCACCAAAGTCTTTGACACTGATTGCTTCGTCCAGCTTGTCTTGCAGGCTTCGTGTTACTGGGCTAAGTTGTGTGGCTCCTGTGACGCTGGTGTATCCACCAGTGGTGCCCCTAAATGTATAGGTATTGATAAATTGGAGGAAATTGCTTTGCTCTGTTAGAACTTCTGTGCGACCTTCGATCGGAGCACCTTCAACCAATGTTCCGTTACCAATATATAAACGTCGTTTATCAATACTCCAGCCAAGCTCTCCGCTGGCCAACTGTGGCACATCGGAATCTAAACCTCTACGTACTTGAATTCTACTGATTTGAACAATAGCCATTTTTACTCTAACCTCAATGATATACTGTATTTATACAGTTAGGTAATAGAGCTCTACACGTTTGTTCCACTCATCGCAGTAATAGTCAAATTCAGCGCCTTCTAATACAAACTCTTGATAAACAGGGGTGTCGTACGAGCCATCTTCTAGCTGTTTAGGCTGTTGACACATCAAGATCACGCCTTTTCTGATGTCGGTTCCGTGCATATTGTTGTGTGCCTGTGCATAGGCTGCAAGTTGTACAAAATAGTCACCGATATATTCACGTTTTTTTAATTTGTTGGTTTGCTTGTAGTCCATGATAGCGGGCTCATTCTCGTGTACGCCCACAC